GTAGTAGATAACATACCTAAACTGTCAAGAACAAACATCAAAGGTTTTCTACCTGACTCTGGTTGTTCTAGATATTTGTCAACTATTTTAATTGATTGATTTCTAAATTCTTGTACTGTAGCAACTGGTACAACTACCATTCTTTTACTATCTACACCACGACTTTCAATCATGTCTTTTGAGATAGCACTTTCAGATTCAAAATAGATTACTCCACCATCTTTATTCTGATCTAAAAAGTTCTTTACAATACCTAATGCAAAGAAAGTTTTACCTGTCGCAGCTTCTCCAGCGATTGCTGTAATTTTGTTTGAAGGTAGACCACCAAAGATACTACCTGATAATAAAGCGTTAAATGAATAAGAACCAGTGTCTATAAAACCGGTTACGTCTGCCGAATCAATACCATCACTAACTAGACCTGCATATTCATTACCACTTTCTTTAATAATGTCTTTCAAAAAATCACTCATAATTTCTCCTACTATATATTATTTACTTAAAATTGTCAAGCCTCAAACGTCTTGTACGCCTTAAATTTTAGTTTGATTGGCTTAGGCGAACCCTCGTTCCATAGTCTCAACTTCTTGTTTCTTGGTACCCAATCTTTTGGTGGTTTCTCATACTCTGCTGGATCAATCTTGTTCCATATACTTTCAATCAATTCATCACCATGCTTACCATTACTAAAAACAAAATTATTAGATATATTACTACACACTTCAACTAATTTTTCATAGTTGTATTCTCGGACTCTTTGAAAGTCCCAATACGCTTTCATATCTTTATATGATTCTTCTGATATTGCCATTATCGTATTATGTCTATCTTTGATTCTGGTGTCCATATTTCTAATTCAGTTCTTAATCTATCTTCTTGTTTCAATTTGTTATAACGATTCTCAGCTTTCTTTTTCCACCAATCTATAATATTATTTAGGTGGAATTTATCCCAATTGTCTCCTTTAATAATGTCGCTAGTATTACCTTTTACTATATCTAGATAGTTCTTGATACCATAATCACTAACGTAATATCTTTTTCTTTCTGTTAATTTTTTAGCATTACTAATAGTTGTATTAAATCTTTCTAAATTACTTTTGTCTAAACTTCTTTTTACTAAACCAATTATTGCTGTAGTTAATTTTAACTTTCTACTAGAAGCTTCATCTTTGATAAGTTTGCCTACATTGTTTTCAACAAACGTTGCAAGATCATGGAAAGGTTTACCATGTATCAAAGGTATAAAATCACTATCAGTTAAACCTTTGTATCTTAAATATGGTTTCATACCATCATATTGACTAGATGATTTACTATTACCATATAAACTTGTTGTTTCAAATAATGCCAAGTTCATACCATATTTTGCATTTAGTTTTTCTCTAACTGTATGAGAACAACATATAGCGGCCAACAGTTTACCACCAAGGTAATTATAACCGAAAGGTTGTGTTGGTACTATGACAAAGCCCATGATGGAAGTTTTATTGAAACTTGTTAATTCTGGAACATGAGTTAACAATTCATTTCTTGGTTTCATATTAATAACAGGAGATCCACATCTTATAAAACCTACCCATTGGCCACTATTCTTTTCTTTTACTGCGATTTTTAAATTCTTACCAGGTACACTTGACATATTTGTATGTGATGATGTCATGTTTAATAGTGTATCATATGTTTCATTATCTGGTTCTAATATCTCAAAGTCCATGTCTTTAGGTGACATATCAAAATTAGAATATATGGTATTTTCTAAACCCATACCAGGCAAAGCCGTTGGTACATGTTGTATTTGAGACAACTTTTGATCTCTCATATATTCATCTATACGACTAAATTTTTCAAAGTAGTCATTGAATATATTGGCACAATGTAGTGCCTGAGCATTAGTTAGTGTTTTCAATTTCTCTCCATTCTTTCCTTAATGAAATATAAAATTCATCTTGCGTTACCAAATCTCTGAAATCTTTAAATCTTCTAGCAGATTTAGCCTTTTCGCTTGTCGCCCAATCTTTCTCTTGTGGTCTTACATTACCATTCTTATCATATTTTTTACCGTCTTTGTGATTGGCATATCTTCTTGCTCTCGTAAAACCCATTTCTAAAAACTTTCTACACATATCCATACCAACAAAGTCTTTTTGTATTCTATAATCTAGATACATATCAAATATCTTTTGTGATGATACTATGGCCTCATCTAACGTTTTAAATCTCCAGTGTTTACATATATCATTTGTATATGGTCTTACAAGTAATACGCCTTGTTCGCCTCTACCTATTCTATATCTTTTGTCGTTTGGTTCAAATAAAATGTTCTTATAATCTAACTTGTAATCAAATTTTTTCATACTATATTATACCATATCTAGTTAAATTTGTCAACCTGGTTTCCCCATACATCCCAACCAGGCATAGAAGTTCTAGCAAACAACTCAATACGTGGTAAATCACCACATAATTTTACTATGTCGTTTCTGATTCTATCTGGTTTTCTACTATGTTCTCTACGTTCTTCTACAACTAATCTATCTACGTTTGCACCTACTCTTTTTGGTTTACCTTTCGTTGCAAGTATACAAGTCTCTGTATTGGCTCTTGTCCAATAACCTGGACCTTTGAAGTAATAATTTTTAAGTCTGTTTTTGTTTGTCTTCACCCACGTGAAACCTACGGTCTTGTATTCAAATCCCCACTTCTCTACCAATGGTATCTGTTTGTGTAGTAAAGGATCAGTACACCACATAAACAATACACAATCTTTATCTGCAATATCTCCTATTGGTAAGTTCTCTATGTCTTTCATAGTCATAGTAGGATAATGTTTATCTGGATTAGTTTGAGCAGATTCGTTATTGTAGTTTTGAAAATGCCAAGGAGGATCAGCGTATATTATATTATATTTCTTTTTAATATCCATAACTCAAAATCATATATCTAGTCAGTAAACATATCAGTATAAATCTTGGTATTGACCAAGAAGTTTTTACAGCGAACAACATTCCCATAGAAAATGCCCAATGTAAAGTTATTAAAAAAATAAATGATATGTCTAATGGTTTCATAGTTTGTATTCAAAATTTTGAGTTTCTTCGTTTATGTGTATTTGTTTTGCACCGTTCTTTATATGAAAGTGCGTGGCCATAGGTGTAAGTGGTGACAATGTTACCAATCTTTTAAAATTATTTTGTATAGCCCAATCTTTTAATTTTAATATAATCTCTCTACCTGCACCTCTCTTACGAGACCATACAGTATATGCAACCACAACCTCGCCACGTTGACCATCTTGATTGGCTGCTTGTGACATATAATCCATTTCTCTTACAGTAAATGGTACTTCAGGACATAATGCAATACAAACAATGGCCTCTATCTCATCGTTATATTTTAGTCCAAATATTTTTCTACCATGTTGTATTCTAAAACCTAAAGTTAATTCAGGTCTTACAGGATCCTCTGATACATCTATATCATCTAGTTCAACTAACTCTGTACCTTTGACCCATTTAAAAAAGTCTTCTAGTTTATCTTTATATTTTTTCATCCGAAAAATGCCTCCAAACTTGCTTTCTTCTCATGCGACCAACCAATTGATTGCAATATAAACCTCATAGGATCCAGGAAAGTCTTTTCAAATTGTGTTTCACGATCTATAAACTTATGTAAATTAAACTCTTGTGGTAAAGTTGTAATATAACTTATCACATCAAATCTAAATGGATTTGCCTCTATTAGTTTTAAGAATTTAATCTTGTCACCCTCTTGTATATATGGATATCTATTTTGTAGTTTCATATCTCTAATCTTATGGTTATATATTAGACTACCTTTTACATGTATTGGTGTTCCTTTACTGAATATTGTCGCTGGGTTTTTATACTTTTGAATATTATTACATGATCTAGGAAAAGCAATTGCTTCTGGTGGTAGTTCGTCAAACTCTTTTTTAAATTCTGAAATATAATTTTGTAAAGTATCTTCATCTTTATTCATTATAATTTGTATCGCTTCTTTAATTTTAGTTCTACAAACTTGTGGTGTAGAAGACTTAACTGCCTCAATACCCATAATCTTTAGTTTAGGTTCTGCAAGTCTAACTCCTTCATCATCTAATACGTTTAACATATATCTTTTCTTTGCAACCCATATACCTTTGTTGGCGATTACTTCTCGTTTCATCACCATACAATTCTTAAATGCATTTGAATAATCAGCCAATTCTGCAAAACATTTTTCAATGTATGGTTCTAATCTACTATTGACAACTCTATCAATAAAATTACATATTTGTTCATTATCTTTACCTTTACATGTTTGTTCTACAAGTTTATCCAATGTCACATAGATACTATCTGTATCAGAGGCCACAATATAATCATGCTCTGTTTGTAATATCTTGTTCATATATTCATTTACTTTTTCCTCAATGAAACGAATAATAAATTGACCTGCTGTGGTAATACCACTTGCTTGTCTTACATCATAAAATCTAAAGTATTGATTACCAACTGCACCATAAGCTGAGTTCAAGGCAATCTTTCTTGCCCATTGTATATTGTGACATCTAGCAATTTCTTTTGATAACTCTGGTGTTGGTGTTTTTTGATATTCTTTTTTAGCCTTGATCATTCTCTTTTTGTAAATGACACGCTCATTGTACATTGTTTCCATCATTTCAGGTAAGAAACCTTGACTATCGTTTTTAAACTTTGCACCATTAGGTGTTATACATGCGTTCTCATCTTTCAAGTGAGATAAATCTATTTTACCTTTTAACATTTTGTTTACAGATAAACCACTTGCGTCATGGCCTATAATCTTCTCTGGCGATATATTATACTGTATAATGATATGTGGATATAGTGAGTTAATATCAAACGAACATACCCACTTATGCTGACCTACAGTTGGATCCTTGACATAGGCACCCTCATATTTCGTATCTTTATCGTGTTCTTCTCTTGGTGGTATACAGATATTTTTTGCCAATAAATGATTAGCAATCAAAGTATCCCATACTCTTACTTGTGAAAATATATCATCATAGTTTACTTTTGATTCATATGCAACGGTTAATGCTAGTTCAATTAAACCAAGTTTGTCTTCTAATGCGTCAACAATTTCTACGTCTTGTATGTTGTAATCAATAAACTTTTGAAAATCTTTTGTATAGAAATCTTTAAATGTATCATAAGGGTTTTCGTTCTTGTTTTTACCTAGTTCTATCTCACCAATATAATCTAGTTTATAACTTTCTTGTCTTGTTGGTATAAACCATCTATAACAATCTAGATAATCTAACATTACAATACCTTTTAAAGTATATGTTGTTTGTGGTCTACCTCTTACCATAATCTCGTTCTTCTCAATCATATTCCAAGGCGACATCTTGTTTGCAACTTTTTCATTTGCAATCAATTTAATTCTATTCATCAAATAAGGTAAGTCAAAAAATTTAGTATTCCAACCAGTAATAACATCTGGATAATTTTTTAGCCAGAATTTCATAAACTCCATAAGTAAATGTTTTTCTGATTTACATTTTATATAAGTCACATCTGTTCTATCTGTATGATAGTCACCAGTTCCCCATGTTATTATTTGTTTGTTAGTTTGATTTTTAACTGTAATACAAAGTAATTCTTCTATTGGATTTTCTACATCAGGAAAACCATCTTCACAGGTAGTTTCTATATCTATTGTAAATATTTTGATATACTTTTTATCCCACTCAATCTTATCTGGAAACTGTTCGTTAATATATTGATAATGAAATCTCTCTAGACCATAGATAGGAGAATTTTGAGTTGCAACATCACGTCTAAATCTTCTAGCGTCATTGATGTTTTTAAATTTTATAGGATTTAAATTTCTACCATCTAAAGTTTTAAATTTAGATTGATTTTTAGTTAATGAATATAATGTAGGACCAAAGTCTATTTTTTCTTTATAGTCTTTGCCTTCATGTATACCTCTAACTAGAAGTTTACCTTTATGTTCTATAACTGATTTATAAAAGTTCATCGTCAAGTAAATGTAAAGTTATGCCATCATGTTCTTTTTCTAATTGAATTTGACAACTTAATCTACTAATACCTTTCTTGTATGCTTTTTCATATTCTAATAATGATTGTTCAGTACTATTATAATCTATTTCACCTAATTTGGCAATCCAGGCATTGTTTACATATACGTGACAAGTACCACAAGCACAGCAACCACCACAATCAGCAGGTATTTCATCTAAAGCAGCTTCTTTAGCCGCCTCCATTACAGTGAAACCTACTGGTACTTTTACTTGGATCTTTTCGTTATTAGACCTTATAAAATTTACCGTTATCAATTTGCCTCTGTAATTAGACTTTTCTTTGGTTGTAGTATTGAGCTTGTGTTTTGCTCATATGATTTTAAAATATTGTCTTTAGGTTCTGTCATAAAAACAATTTTATCTTTACCTACAGTGACAGTATCTTTTTTGCCAAACGCATTGTACAGTGACATCATCAATTGTATTGGTTGTCCTGGTGCTGATTGTTGAGGTATGATTACGAAAGGGTTTTTTAGAGAAACTCCTTGATCGTTTTCACCTACTTTGGCAATTACATCTTCGCCTGTAGATAGTCTTAATATTTTCACTTTGTCCATAATATCTCCTATAGTTCTTTATAACATAAAACCTGTGAAATGGCAATGTTAAATGTTTGGTCCTTTGTCAACCGGTTTTAGTCTTTTACTCAATACAAACGTTCTATTAGGGTTGACACTAACGTTCATTTGTCTCATTAACTCACGATTTACCAACAAATCGGAGTGTGCTCTAGGTCTATTGTCTAAACCTACTTCTACATCTTTATATGTAAAACCATTAAATGTAATATCTATAAGAATCGTTGGTCTTGTTTCCGATGGTTCTTGTCCTTCAGCATTTGCTCTAAACACTTTAGATATACCGTGTCTTGGTTTACTATAAGTTTTACCATCATATTTCCATTTAACAATTTTATCTTTACTTAAAATTTCATCGGCGTGTAAAGCACATGCTTTCGCACCATTACCCGTATCTAATTTTGCTCTAACTTTTAGACCGTCCATTAATTCTACCGTTTCTAACCAACCACACTCTAGTAGCGATTGTCTGTCCCAGTTAGTTCTATCTGATATATAATCTACTAGATAATCCATCATTTTTTCACCATCAATTCTACCTGATGGTTCTGGATCAGAATAATAATCTTTGTATTGGTAACCTTGATAATCTGCACCTGATCCTGGACTACCATTAATTTCTAAAACGTATGGTTTACCTTTGAATACTATGTGATCAACACCTACCATATATGCTTTTGAAGCACGAGCAGATTTTAAAATAATATCTCTTTCTTCATCTGATAAAGTATATGGTTCTGCCTCAGCACCTCTATGAGTATTTGATCTAAAATCATATGAGCTGTGTGATCTTTTTGTACTTGCAATAATTTTGTTATCTACCACGAAAGTTCTTACATCAAACTTAACGTCCATAAATTCTTGTATCAACATTTCTGCTTTTAATTTCCACATGGCTTGTACAGTTGCAACAAGACCCTCATAACTTTCAATTTTAATTACACCAATACCTTGTGTGCCTGTTAATGTTTTTAAGATAAGTGGAAACTTACCACCAATTTGATCTAGACCTGTTCGGATGTTTTTTTCGTTTGATATAAATGCCGTTTTAGGTGTAGGTATACCTGCTTTTTCTAATAGTAAAGCACTTGTTAATTTGTTGTCACAAGTCAACATAGCGGCTCTAGTGTTCATCATAAACGCTGATGAATTTTGAAAGGCAGATATTAAAGAAAGGCCGGCTTCATCTTGACATGCACCACCTCTTGTTATACAAATTGTATCTTTACCAACAAACTCATGTTCACCATTTTTACCGTCATAATTATAGACAGTTAATGTATTTTTTTCTTCGTCTTTACCTGTGATGATTGTAGTATTTGTATTGACTATAATACACTTGATTTTTCTTTTGATACAAGCTTTTTCTATAAGTTCTACAGTAGAATCCTTATTAGGATTATCTGAATCATTTATAGTAAGAATAGCAATCGTAAATGGTTTATCTTTACGTGTTTGTTTATTCTCTGTTAAATAGTCTCTAAATTTTGGTATCTGCATTATCAGTATCTTCTTCCTTAACTACTTTTTTCCCTATATTATATTTAGCGGATAATATCCACTCTTTTTTCTCTTTGAAAGGTAATACTTTTATTTGTGATAATGGTGCTTTATTTTCTAAAGCTGAATCTTTGTTAACTATATCAATTAGTTTCCAGTCTTGTAATAGTACTGCAATCGTATTTCTACGTTGTATATCGTTATTAATAAGAGTTGCTTTCTTGCCGTCTAAAGCAAATAACTCTTTAAAATGTACTATATAATATTTTCCTTGTTTGTGTAAAATGTGACAAGATTGAAATAATGTTTTATCTTTACGACTAGCCACGCCAATTCTAGTTAGTGTTTCTCTAACTTTTAAGAAGTCATCTGGTTGTGTCAGAGTTACCTCTAACATATCTTCCTGAGACCACTTTATTTCTTCATTCATTTAGCTCTCCCACCCTTATAACAGGCTTTGTTAATTTTTTCTATTTGCTCTTTTGATAGTATTGATAGTGCCTGTCTAGCTTTCTCATTACTATATCCATAATACTCTTTTACATTTTCCAAATCATGCAGCTTCTGTTGTTTGATCCACTTACCTCCAAACCGCTTTTTTGGTCTGATACTATTTATAAGAAAATTAAACTGAATATCTTTGTCTAGGAAGTGGTAGCCATTCATTTCATTGGCATGTGGTAGTGTATCAATGAACATTGATAAACACTTGTTAATTACATATGGTGGGTATTTCTTTTTCCAGGCAATATCATCGGAGTCCAAAAGTTTCTCTTTTGTCTCATTAATTGCCTTCAAATAATCTTTCAATTCGTACATAATATAATGGTGCCCTTTGTCCGAGTCGAACAGACGACCTACTGATTACAAATCAGTTGCTCTACCAGCTGAGCTAAAAGGGCGTATCCTTTCATCTAATTCCGTGTCGTTTTTCGTGGTCTCGTTTGCCTTTGTTAATTCCCATGTAGTACTCGCCTGGTTCATAATCCCAAACTTTTCCATGATGGCCTCTTATATCAGCCCAAAACATTCTTAGCTTTACTAAACACACTCTCAATAAAGTTCTTTTTGCCATTTTTTTCTTCGTCTCTTTCATTTGCTTGAACAATCCTTACTACGTCCCAAGCCTCATTACTGATATTGAATCGTTTTGGAGTATCCAATTTAACTATTTTTCTACCTTGTAAAATGTATTTAGTCAAATAAGTCCTTGGACTCTCATATGCACCAGCTTTCTTCATTATCATGGAAACTTTTCCTGGTATCATATCACAAGGTGGTCTAAAGTCTCTAATATCTACCACTTCACCAAATAAAGTACCACGTTTATAGTCTACATTCTTATGGTCTACACCTTTGGTTTTAACTGTTTCTAGTTTTTCTTCTAGTATTTTTTCAGCCTTGTAAACATCGTCTAAACTATCTCCTACTACAAATTGTTCCGTAGAGTTCTTCCAAGTTGGATAGTATTTACGTAAGTATGTTTTAAGTTCTCCTTCAGCCTCTGTTAGGTAGTTATGTCCTACCTCTTTCAAATGTGAAAAAGAAATATTAGCGTTTGTTGTTCTATACTTTTTTACTCTGTCTTCCTTGTCTTCGGTTTTACCTATTACAAGAATATAGACCTTTTCAAACATATCGTATTGAAAAAATCCGTATAAAAATGCTTTTATCATTATTTAAATTTACAGTTGGCCATGATTTCAGTTAAACAAGCTATTGTATTGATCTCATGGTCTGCTACAAAAGCCGCCTTGTACTGATATCCTGCGATGATTAATATTGCTTGAGGTACAGATTTAGGGTCTAAACTTTGATATAAACTATCATAGACACCTCTGAATAAGTCTGTAGAATCCATATCTAAATGGTTTACCACCCACTTCCTCATACTGTCAAACTCTTTATTCTTTAGATTGTTCATAAGATTTTTATAATCGGTCTCTTTTAAATTATAAAGAATACCACTGTCAATCTCACCACGTACAGAATATCTTTGTAGTTCGTTTATAGTTCTACGAAAATCTGGATAGTGTTTTTCAATCAATTGAGCCAATACTTTTTTATCGTATTCTATTTCTTGTTCTTTCAAGATAGTTTCCATACGTTTCATAAAAGCAATAGCAGTCTTTTTAACTTGACCATTAGTGACTTTGAAATCAATTACGGTACAACGACTATGTAAAGCTGGTATGATTTTATGTTTATAATTACAAGTAAATATAAATCTA